TGTAAACTTCTTGGATAACAGTTTTTAAGATTGTTTCAGTAAGGTCTCTGTCATCACCTGAATTAGGTAAGTCAGTACCAGCACCTGTAGATAAAGCACCACCAGTAGCACCAGCATCACCATTAGTAGCAATCCATGTAGGGATTGAACCCATAGCTCTAGCAGTTGTTGCATTTCCAGCAGCTTGAACTTGTCCTTTAATAAGAGCAAATTCCATATCTTTTTTTAGTTCTTTAGATTTCTTAGCAATTTGATATGCCATTTCATCAGCTCTACCAGCAGCGTCTACCGCACTTTGAGTTCCAGACAAAGCAATTACTTTATCTTGAATTTGTGTGAAGTTAAAAGCTCTAGTTGTTGCTGACATAGCATCAATAGTTGCATCGTCACCTTCAATAACTAGGTTAGCAGCAGGTGCAGCAAGTGCATCTAGTTGCCATTCGTGTTTAGTTGATTTTGCAGCAGTACGAGGTATTGCAGAAAGTATAGGGGTATCTTCGGGAGATATATTATAGATTACATCTACCAAATCCTCTCTAATTCCTGTAGTATCATACGTGTCATACAAGTTAGTTGGTTGTGCCATAAGGCCTCCTTGTTATGTTGTTAGATTAAATTACGAAAGATTTTTGCAGCGTCTCTGACCTGCCCAGTCTTACGTAATTTTGAGAGTTGTTGACGTTTAGCTTCTGAATCAGCTTGAGCTTTACTTTTCGCCACTCCACCTTTGACAACTTTAGGAGCATTAGCCACTTTTTTTCTTATTTCTGGCTTTGCTTTCTGAAGATTACGATAGGACATCGCATCTTTAACAAGCATCACGTATCTGTGATCGTACACGCTATTGATTTCATTGTCATTAAATCCAATGTTACCAAGATAGTCCCGCATTTGTTGTTTAAAACGAGGGCCTTTTTGTTCATCCATCAACTCTGGAATTTTTTGACTAAGAAGTTTTTGTTGTTCACCTAAGTATTTGTTAAACTCTTGAGCTTGTAACTCTTGAGTTTGCTGTGAAACTTGAGCTAATTGTTCATGCTTTCTACGCATTTTATGCTCTAGTCTAGCAGCTTCTACTGGATCTTCATCATATAACTTTTCGAAATCAATTTCAGCGTATTCTTGTTGTAGTTGTGCTTGTGCAGCGTTGTTAAGTTCGTTCAGCTTTTGTAGTTTAGCTTCAACGTCTTTTTTTGATCGTTCAACAAATTCACTTGTTTGGTTTTTCTCCTGTGCAAGTTCTTGTGTTTTACGAGTGTAATCTGCGTTCCTTTGATACCCTTGAATTAACTCCTCAAGGTTGACCGACAGGTCTGTACCATCAACGGTGACAGAATAATACGGTTCCTCGGAGTTTTCTTGTATATCAGTCGACTCAGATAATTCATGATCTTCCTCATTGGCTTCGTCAAAAGTCTTATAAGGAACATCACTTAGATTTACAGTTTCATCGCTAGAAGTTTCTTCTTCTGCTTCTTCTGTTTCAACGGCTTCAGACTCTGCAGTTTCTGCAGTTGGTTCTGTTTCAGTTGTCTCCGCAGTGCCAGACATAAGTCCTTTTATTAAATTGCCTGCTTCGATTACGTTAGTTGCTTGGCTATCTGCCATAACAACCTCCTTTCGTTAAATGTTACACTCCCAAAAGGGTTGGTGTATTCGATTTAAGTCGAATTCTGTTTAAGCTGATTAAGTTGTACAGTTGCTAATTTGCCTGTTTCCATCACAGTTTTGAAATGGTTTTCAACTTTATCAGTTATGTGATATGCTTGCCACAAGGCTTTACGCACATCATCATCATTGTGTTTAGTTTGAAACATAGCACTTTGATATTCTTCTTTAAGTAAATCAAAGGCTTCTTTAAATAATGGTTCTTCAAGCAATAACTTTGCTTTTTCACCACGTTGTCTTTCGGTTTCTAATTTATTGTTGCTCATCGTTTGGGTTTATCATGCTTTGTGGTCTACGGTCAAGGTTACCAAGTACAGATTTTTGTTGCTCTAATAATACTTTTTGTGCTTGTTCTTGGATCTTGCCTTGTTGTATTATTTCTTCTTTAGCTAACATAGCGTTGTTACGTAGTTCACCTTCGTTAATTTTAGTGCCATATTGTAACTCAAGTTCTTTAATACGAGTTTCAAACTTTAGAATCATTTCTTGATAGTCTTTTTCTAATTGTTTAACTTTAAGTTCACTATCTATTTGTTTTCTATAGTTCTCACCTTGTACTTGTAACTGTGAAACTTTTTCAAACTCAGTAGGTTGCGGTGGCTGTGGTGGTGGCATGTTCTGCATACCAATGTCAGGATCAGTAAAGAACGCATTAGGGTTTTTCAGACCAGCGTTTTCTACAATCTTACTTAGCGTGTTATAGATGTTGCGTAAATTAACCATAGGCCCATCAGATGAACCTTGCAGTTCTAAACCTTTAAGTTGAGTTTGTAGTATGTTGTTTAAGATAGATAACTGTTGATCTCTTGATCCAGTACCTAGTCCAACACTAATAGAAATGTTGCAACGATTACGCCATTCCATAGGTCTAAACGGTACAAAACTGTTTCTTATTTTAACAATTCTTTCTTTGTCTTGATGCTTAACAACTAGTTCAAACATTTTTAAGAACATGTCTTTAACACCAGTCTCTGCAAAGATACGTGCAATAAGTTCTACTCGCATTTGTGCTTGTGACAAGATTGTATTAACACCTGTAGCTGTTTTGTTTAACGAATCAGCATCCATACCTTGTGAGTATCGAGTAATACCTGTGCGTTGTTCTCTAACGGTATCAAGATATTCCAACATAGGGAACGCTTGACTATTAATAGTTTGGGTTTGCATTGGCATCATAACTTGTCCAGGCGAACCTTTAGTTCTAACTACACCACCTGGTCGGTTAGTCAGTAGGTCATCAAGATTAACTTGACCATCCATTACTGCAACTCGGTTGTTGTTGGTTAGATACATGTTGTCGAGTAACTGACGCATAACGGTAGACTTAATTAACTGTAAGTCCTCAGTCATTTCAGATACAGAACGACCATAAAATCTGTGTGGTACAATGATAGGGGTTACTGATACAAACGGTATGCTATCGCATAGTTCATTATCAAGTACAGTATAGCCTTCAGTACCTGCTAAAGTTACTTTTCTTAACTTAGCAATACCGTCACCTTCTTCATCTATTCTGATGTAACATTCGAAGATCGAAATTTCATCTGTACTCGCTTCACCAGCATTACTATCATAATCATAATCAAGATTACGAAAACGAGTAATTTTTTCTTCATTGTATTTATCTTGTGTGTCTGAAGGTAAGCTGTAAACTTTTTCATGGTCAAATCCTGCTTCTATTAGTTGGGTTCTAGTAACGGTAGTTCTATGAGCAACAAAATTTGCATCTTGTATGCTTTTAGCTCTACGTTCTATTAAAAATTCTTCAGGTGGTATTGCTTCTATTTTAACTTTACCAAATGTTTCTACTCTTTCAATAACTACGTCATGTAACATAGGTATTGGTGCATTTTCTAGTTGATCTAACATCATTGGATCAAATGCTTGACCTAGTTTTGCTACTTCTTCTAATGCTTTGTCTCGTTCTTTAACAGCATTTTCATCTTCGTACTCGGTATGTTCTTTAACCTCTACGCCATCTTCATCTAATAGCATAGTGTATTCATCTTCACTTAGTCTTTCATAAGACTCACGTTCACGTTTAGTTGAGTTATCCCAATAGATTTTAGCTACACCATTTTTTTGTATTAAGGCATCTTTAAATAGTGTGTATAGCGTTATAAAACCATCATTATCTTTGTTGAAAATGTAGTTAAGATAGTCACTTGCTTGTTTAGCAACTTCTTCATCTTCGGCAGTAACAGGTTCACACTTAACAATCTCGTCACTAGCTGCAAAGGTTCTTAGTAGTGTTGGTAGGATAGATTCAATAACATCAGATACATCAGTCGATACTACTTGTGATCGGCCTTCTTGCTCGTTACCAAACGGTTCACCAAAGTAATACTCTAATGATTTTTGTCGTTGCTCTGTAATGTCAGAACCTATGTAACCTAAAGATGCTTTAATCTCTGAGCTAACTATCGAGCCTACTTCTAATTCTGTAAGTGGTTTACCTTTTGCCATATTAAACTATATACCTTGTATCTACGTTAATTTCTGTTTGCCATTGACTTGTTGTGTCAGGGTCTATTGCACAACCGTATCTAAATGCATCAGCACCATGTGATGCCCAGTTGTGTAGGGGTTTATTCTTAAATGTTTGCATTTTATCATCAAAATCTTTGCGGTATTGTCGCAAACAATCAATACCATATTTACAGCGGTTTTTATCAAACCAACATTTATCTAATGTATTTCTAACCGCTTCAATACCATGTTGTATTTCTAGCTTTGGACATACATCAAAATTAATACCTAATTCATACGCTACTTCTAGTCGTGATTTACCTGTACCTAATTCTCTAGCTACAATATCGTGTGGTGCTACGTGTCGACTATAGTTGTAGCCTTTATCTTCTAATACTTGTGCATAATGTGCTAAAGATTCACCTGATGTTTCATAGTAATCAATCAGATGTATCTCATTACCAGTGCGTTGTGCAAACCAGATAGAGGTTGAATCACCTATACCTAAATCCCACCACGTTTCGACACCGATAGAGTCATCATAATCTACATCAACGATGCGATTTTCTTTTTCAGCTTTTTGTATTTGCTTGCCATAATAGGCACCACTGACTGCAGCTTGGAAACTACATTCATACTCTTGCTCATATTGATCTTCTGGCATAGTAGCTCTAGCAGATTCAAGTTCTTGAGCATCGATAATTTCTGTTTCACTTGCTCGATATAATTGTGCATACCAATCCTTTCCTGTTCGTTTTGCAAAGTCGTAAACATCCCAGAACTGATTATGGCCCATAGGAGTTCCAATAAATATAACGTAACCTAACTTGTCACTAACCGCAGGTCTAACTACTTCAGTCCAAGTACGAGGTGACATTAAAGCAAACTCATCCATACATACACCGTCGAAGCCTAAACCTCTAAGTGCATCTGGATTGTCCGAACCGAAGATTTGAATTCGTGATCCATTCCATAGATCAACCTTCAGCTCAGTTTCATGTCGTTTACCACCGAGTTTCATTAAGGGTTCTGTATATTCTTTTAAATAGTCGTAAGCGACTGCTTTACCCTGGCGATAGGTCGGTGCTATATACGCCAATCTTGCATTTGGTATCTCACATGCAGTCATAATTAAATGATTGATTGCGAATACCGTCTTGCCAAACCGCCTATGACAGCAGATGACATTAAATCTTTTTAGATCGTTGTGGATCTTTTCTTGTAGTGGTCTTGGTTCGTAAGGTATTTCTAATTCCATTACTTACGTTTATTCCAACGTTTTTTCCAAATCCAACTTTGTAGTTTAGCTAATAAGCGTTCAAACATATTGAGTAATTTATTCACTAAAAATATCCATAATACTTTTAGCTTTTTTAATTCTTTTATTTATTTGTTTAGAGCTTTGATCTTTTGGTCTTTCAAATTTTGTCATAAATATTTCTGTTGCTGTATCTACATCAGCATCAAAC